GGATTACTAAAAAAAAGAGCCCTTTTGGCTCTTTTTTAAGACCTAAAACATCTTAATGTGTGAGTGTTGGTAAAATTAAGTTATTGTTTTAGCTTGGAAATCGCATAACGAAACTATTATGTTAAATAAGATATCCAAGACTGTAGCCTACACAACGCTGTTGTTGCTACAGCTCAGCAAAATGAATCCTAGATGATTCTATTCATTTTGCTGAGTACCTTGAGTAACATAATATTCGTTATGCAAAATCCTGCGCTATCTAAATCTTTCTATCTGATGATCTAGTTTTATAAATAATAATTTTAGTCGGTCTATTTCGTCATAATTATCTATGTCTAGTTCCCTGATCTGGTCTAAGTACTTCTCCAGTGAATCACGGATAAAGATAAAATCTGATTTATTTAAAACCCCTATGTTTCTGTTGTAGAACCCTGTTCTATAGATATGCTGATTTATTCTCATAATTGGTTACCGGCATCTTATTGACGCCTTAATGACCCTATTTTTAAGTTAACAGACTTCGCTAGTTAAATTAAAAATACGATCTCAATTTAATTATTTCGGCGTAAGTCTATTTTTATACAAAGCCAAAGTAATAGGAAAAAGCATATAAAATAAAGAAAATACAATGACATATACCTGTTTTAATTGATTAATGTTGCTTGTAGATGAGGCTCTACAACGTTATTTGCTATTGTTTGCTCTGATCCTCTATATCGTTCATTGCTCTGAGAGTTAGAACCCAAGACAGGATTGGTGTTGCTAGGATTACTAGTGGCAAAATAATTAAAAGGACGATCACCATTTTCTATCATATTCCTACAATCAGATTGTGATACATCAAGCTTTGTGCCTTGCTGTGTATACGCATAATATTTATTGCCTTTTTTCATGCATCCGCTGAAAACAGGTTTAGCAGTCACTTGATATGTTTTAGATACAACTTTTTGAATATCTTCCTGTTGATATGGTTTTGTAGGATCATACTCAACATTTACATCACGAACAGACATTCTATTTTCAGTTAAAGTATTAAAATATTTAACGCATTCAGGCTTATCAACATTAATCCCTTTTCGACATTCTTCTGGTGAAAGCTCTCCAGTAGTCGGCAAAATACCCATACCATTTGTCGCAGTCGGTTTTGGTTTATTCTCATTATTATTTTTAGTTTCAAGATTTTGCATATCATCAACTTTTGTTTTTGTATCTTTTGATAGATATACAAAAAGCCCTGCAATAATTAAACACACTATACCTAAACCCGTAATAAAGCTGATTAACTTCATATTTAAATTAAAGTTACGTCCTGAAGGTTTACCATCTTCAGTAGTTTTATAAAGGTTATAAAATTTTTCTTCTATTGAGTATGTAAATTCATCATAGGCATTATTTTTAACGGACTTAGTTATATTTGTATAAACCTTATCAAAGCAAAAACATTTAGTCGTTTTTTTGCCAACAGGTTCCAGCCAAAAGTATTGGTTAACAAGGTTACGCACATCACTATTTACGAGCGCAGGATTAGGACTGATCATCCATATGTCTTGTCGCTTATGACGTATCATTGTTAAGCCTGCAATTTCAGAATCTCGCCTACTTGAGAAGTGTTTACTAAACTTCTCATGCATTTGAACTTCATCAATAATAATTAGACTATCCGTTTCACAATCTCGCCAATCATCAGGTAATGGTGTAATTCCTTCGGCAAGCTCCGCATGCCCTCGAATATTTGAATAAATGTGTTGGTACTTTCCACTTTTTTTTGCTTCAAGTTCAACCATTCGAACATATAAATATGACTTACCCGCGCCGATCTGACCGCAAGTTAATCTAAATTGACCGCCTGCAACACTCATTATTTTTTCCTCAATGCCAATTTACCTGAATTCAATGTCAGTAAAAAAATAGCAACAGATACAAATGTACTTATTACATGATCTACTCCGAAAATACCCATAAGATTCAACATATCAGCAGGTAATGAATGCACAGAGTTAATCATAGAATCAAATGCTGTCCTGACTGCAACCAATATTCCTAAGTAGCTCACAACGCCAAGACCAGCCCCCATCAATGCTTTTTGAATAATATTTTTAGAAAACCAACCGCCAAGAAGTGCTAATAACTTACCCATTACCATTCCTCAATCCGATTAATAAGAATATCAATCCACCTAAGTAACCCAACCCGATTACAAACGGACGAGCTTCATTTCCAAAAGTACAGATAAAAGTAAGGTCTGATTCGAAAGAAATTTCACCCAAAACCCCAAGAGGTAATGAAACCTGATTAGGTGAAAATGGACATGACGCACCAAAAGTCACATAGTCTTTTCGAGCGTAATCAGTAATGTTTTGATCTTCTATTTCTAATGGTTCATCTTTTAATTCAGGTTCATTTTGAAACCATTCTTTTGTTGATGCGTAAGCGTCAGATATAGATTTAGCCCAAGAGTCAGCCTTTTGATTAGATGTATTCCACCAATCCGTGAGTGTTTGAGGGAAAGAAATTACAATTTGAGCCGCTTCACATACTTGTGGTGCCCAACCGCAGAAAGCAGGAAATTCTAAAGCTAGATCAGTGCCACCAGTTGATGTATTAGGCTTTGTTTCACCAGTAGCAGTGTTATCTGCTTCTGTTTTTGCATTAGCTTCAAGCTGATCAACAATAGGCTTTGCTTTTACATCATCTTTTTCAGCATCTTTGACAATATCTGCGGCCGCTGTTGTTGTTGCAACTTGCGCGTTTTGATCATTTGATTGTGCGTTATCTATGACTTTTTGAGCGACTGTGACAAGGGGGATAGTTTTTTCTTCTGTGCTCGCTACATCAACAACCCAGACAGTCCCATAAAGAGCGGATGGCGTGAGCATGTAATAGCATTGATATAAATTATATTGAGCTACATATTTAATTTCTAAAACTTTTTTTCCATCGACTGCAAGTGAACAAGCATCATTTAAAGAACCTGTAAATGTTTTGCCATCGACTTTAAAAACACCAGAAACTGTAACTGCTTTATATTTAATACGATTATTTTCAGGATCTAGAACCCAATCGACTTTACCAAGCAACTGCTCAACAGCAAAAGACAATGCAACACCTGCAACGCCTTTCCCCAGCAATTTTGCTACTTGAGTAGCGTTTGGTGTGATTAATGCAGTTGATGTTTTTGCAACATTCTTACCATTGATGATGACGTTTTTTGCACCCTGGTAAAGAGTAGATGCACCTTGAGCCAATGGATTTGATAAAGCCCATCCATTCATACCCGCAGCATGAGCCATAGTAAAGGAGTTGAAATAAATAGAGAAAGCTATAAAAACGGTTATAAATCTTTTCATTTCAATCCCCTGAAAGCACTATCCAAAAAGCCCCTAGGGCTACAATGATGAAATAAACAGTCATTCTTTAATCCTCAGCTATAAAAAAAGGTGGGTGCGGTGCGTACAGTTGTGCGCTCCTCCCCACCTTTTCCGCTTATCAATTAACGAAGCATTGATAATGCTTTTTTGATACCCCAAGCAGCGTAGGTTGGTAAGGCTTTCAATGTTCCTGAAGCCATAAGACCACCAATGATTGCTACACCAGCCAAACCAGTCGTTAAGTCAATTGAAGTATCACCCTCAGCAGCAAAAGCCGTTGCAGTTGATACCAATACGACACCAGCTGTCATGGCAATACGTTTTACTGTTTGAACAGCTTTTGAAGTTTTCACTTCATTTTTGATTTTTTCCATTTTTCATTCCTCGTTAGGCGAATGCCCAAGTAAGTTAAGGGTGGTACGAATCCCCGAAGCCACGTACCATACAAGAGCCGTAGCCGTTAACAATGCTCCAACCTTTGCAGGTTCAAGATTGTTTAATTCGTCAAGCCACGACTGTTGATGCAGTACAACAACGCAATAGCTGACACCCTGTATTACAGTAGTCATTGAGCAATCATCTATTACCATTGTTGTTTATCCTTTTTGATCACATTTATTCTTGTGATCTTGTATTTGTCCTAAATGCCAGTAAGTACCGCAATACGGGCAAATCATTGGAAAATTATGCTTTAGGTGGAAGAATGACATTTGTAAGCACCTGCTTAGTAGTACGACCAGTTGAAACAAGGTCTAACTCTAAAGTGACTTCAAAAGGGAATTTACGACCTTGTAATTGAACAAGATTGCGTGAATCCTGCCATTTAAATTCTGCAACACCTTGACCAACTGCATTACCTTGAGAGGTATCCATTGGAATAATTCCAAAAAGAGTTACATGGTCATAATGTCGACCATCCTCAGATTTCCAATCCGTTGATTTTGCGCCAACTAAAGTTACTTTCATTTGTTGTGACATGTTTTACATCCTCATTGCTGTCATTAAGACGTGATCCAACCGCTTTGGATAAGCAAAAGGGTCAGAGTGTGAAATTAAATTGATAAGTTCTTCAGGTTCAAAAACTTGTTTGAACAAATTGATATATCTGCCGTATTGTTTTTTGATTGTTTCAAGTGCAGCACTGGCATTAATTTGGGCAGTCTTAACCATGACTTCGATACGTTCAGGCTGAGTATCCTCAAGTAAAAATTCAAAACATGGATATGCACCAATAAAGTATTCAGACGGTGAAAGAAGCATGGCAAAAGGTAAAATCTGATCACGTGATTTAAATTCGATTTCAGCACGTTGCCAGTTGTCATTAGGGTCGCCCTCTGCCCTACCTTTTTCGTATAATCGTAAATATTTACCTGATTCACGACTGCCGATATTTAAAGTACGACCACGACCGTTAGGGCGTTTCCAATTTCCTTTATGTTCTACATTTGGAGCACGATTTCCGTTTTGGAATCCCCCCATACCATCCATCATATTGCCCCAGTCAACATTGATTCTTGTGCCATCAAAATCATCGTGAGCAATATCAACACGGGTTAATTTTCCACGTGTTGCAACAGTCGTTAAGAATGTATAGAGGCGTTGTTCCCATCCCTCTTTAGCCATTGAACAACCACGGCCCGAAAGCATAATCAAATAAGTATTTCGTTGACCACCAACACATGCAAAACCGCATTTGTCACCAATTTCAAATGAACTTTGGTACATATTCTTTTTACCTTTGTCGGCAAAAGTAATATTCAAACCAAATATGTGCTCGAGATGTTTATCGATTTCAATCGCCATTTGAAAATTAAGTTCAATAGGATCAATGATATGGTCATCTTTGAGAGCATTAACATATTTATGATTTAGCGTCGCACAGCTATCAGTAAAGTTCACCCAGTCGATAACAGCAATTTCATTTTCAGCAGGCAAACGACAAGGAACTTGTTTAGGACCTCGACCAGTCATGACCATATGTAAATGTGGAACTGGGAATAATCGTTCAAATGGCAAAGGGAGATCAGCATCTTTCAAATGGGAGTGCATGGACTCGAATTCCCTTACCCCCATCTTATTAATGGGGGTCTCCAAAAATCCCATTCCCCACGAGCAAACTTGCGGTATTGATTGTTTTTTGATCATTCTTCTATCCCCATTTCACGCATTGCGTCATTTTCTTCTTTTACTGAATCGC